GCCAGCAACTGCTCAAAAGATTTCGCATCTGAGAGCCCCACCCGGAGGGTATCCGGCAATCGTACCACAACTACCCGTAAAGGGGACGTCACTATGGCATTGACCATCAACGCGAAGACCTTCACTCAGGACTCGTTTTCGAAAGATAGCATCGGATACATCGGCGCCGGTAAAACGGTGTCGGTGAAAGACGATGCGAAACTTTCGAGGACGGCACCGAAGACTACCTCGGTGTTCTCCGGAGTTGGGCGCACGCAAGCCAAGCTTACACGGACTCTCACGTTGACCGGCGCTCTCACCCCCACTGGGGATGCGATCGTCGCAATCGATGTGTCGGTTCCTGTTGGTTACGCTGCTGCTGACGTTGATACTCTGCTGAACGACATGGGGGCCTTCTTGGCCAGTGCGGATTTCAAGACGCACGTCAAGTCGCAGAAGATCGCGTATTGACCCATGGGGTGACTGTACTACCGTAGTACGGTCGCCCTGACGTTCAGGAGCGCGGACATTCAGCATGGTGCTGATGTTCGTCAACGGAAGCAAAACGGAGTAACCAATGAAGGTTCCGAGCCGTGAGAAAGTGCAAAGCTTTAATCGGCAAGCGCGCGCTACGAGTAGAAGAACATATCTACGCGTTCTGCGCGGTGCGTTGGTGCAGTACTCTCGCCTAACGGGGGACACTCGCCTTCTCGGTCTTTTCCGAGCTCGCGATTGGCCAACGTTCTTCCGGGAGGTTGATGCTCTGGTCGTACAGAAGTACACGACAGCGGAAATGCATTTTGCCGCTCATCAACTGGCTGCACTTGTAAGGAAGTACCCCTGGGACCCCAAATTAATTGGGACTGACCCGGAGGCTGCGGCTCGCGAAACATTTATCCAAACCGAAAAACGGTGTGGGTTGATGAATCGCAAGTTTGTGGCCTTGCGGCGTTGTTACAGGCCTTCACCGGCTCGTAACGACCTGCGGGAGCTTCTCGAGAGGATGCGACAGTGGATTCGATACGTCATTTGTGACGCACCGAATCTGCCTAGTATCTACTCCAAGTGTGACCTGACTGCCGGTGCGAATGTGGGAGTGACCGGTGATGCAACCAATCTGGGCCGGAAGTTAACGGCTCGTTGGTCAGTCACCCCCACCGCACTACCATACCTCGCCGCTGCTATGTGCCACAATGTTCACTTCGCAACGAAAGTTGCTAAGTCGAACGGAGTGGTGCAGTCCTATTACGTCTCTTACGAGGACGTAAAGGAGCACTGTGAGTTGGTCCACAGCAACAAAATCGCGTTCGTACTAAAGACAGCTAAGACCTTTAGGTCCATAGCGTCTGAGCCGCTGGGGAATGGTCTACTGCAGAAAGGTACCGACTTAGAGATGAGGTTGTTCCTCCTCCGAGTAGGTATCGATCTGCGAGATCAAACCCTGAATCAAAGATTGGCCCGCGAGGGCTCTCTCGATGATGGTCCCGAGGGCTTCGTAACCATGGACGAACGCAATGCTAGCGATAGCAATTGCGTCGAACTGTGTTCCGAGGTCCTGCCACGCGACTGGTTCCTGTTCTTAAACAGGATCAGAAGCGCGTCGTACAGATTGGACGGTGTTGAACACCGTTCAAATAAATTCTGTACGATGGGGAACGGCTTTTGTTTTCCGCTAGAGACGCTGATCTTCGCCGCCGTTTGTCACGCCTGCGGGTGTGGCAAGGCTGGAGTCGATTGGGCAGTCTATGGAGACGACATCATTGTGCGGAAGAAATTCTGCGCACGTGTCGGATCCGCTCTTAAAAGTATCGGTTTCTCTCCTAATGTGAAAAAGACATTGGTTGAGGGGCCCTACCGAGAGAGTTGCGGGAGCAATTGGTACCGAGGTGAAGATGTAACGCCCATGACCTTGGATTATGCGCTCGATAACCTGAGCGCGTTCTTCAAGTTCGCCAACCTGGCGAGGAGAAATGAGAGAACATCCTCATTTCTTTCTCGTGCGATAGCCTCAGTTATTGAGGCATTGCCGGAAGATCTCAGATTCTTTCGTCCTTTCAAAGGGGCGGCAGATACTGGGATTGATCCGTGGGAAGTCCAGTATACCAAACGCTTTTGGTCGATGAACCGTCAGGTTCAAAGTCCGAAGTGGTTGGAACTGGAGACTCGTCCGATGAAAGACGAGTTGCGATACCCGGGATGGGTAGTCATGGCGGCCGCACTCCGAGGTGCTTCTTCGGAGTCGCCGTTCACCTACCGTCGTAAGACGGTGACGCGTGTGAGAGTAATCTCACGGCCATGCGATCTTGATCGCGTGGTCCAACTTCCTTGGATGATTGACCCAGGGAAGCTGACTCGTCGGCGTTACGCGCAAGCCTAACGTCGGGGGTTTAGGGAGTCCATTACGGACGGTAATA